CTCAAGCTCGGAGAAAGCACAACCAAGACGACGCAGGAAGCCGTAGACCGAATCGTGAAGAGGAACCTCGAAGCGGAAGGTTCCTGGACTGACCTCAGGAAAACGCTGAAAGAATATTTCGAGGCGGAAGGTGATACTGGGGCAAGAGCAAGAGCGAACCTCATCGCACGGACGGAGATATCACGTTCGGCAGGATTCGCACAGGTTACCGTTTATGAGCAGACTGGTGCGGTCGGGAAGAAGTGGCTGACCGCAAAAGACGAAAAGGTCTGCCCCGTATGCTCCGCCATGGACGGGATGATAATTCCAGTCAGGGATAACTATTTCTCGGTCGGTGATAGCCTGCCAGACGGAACGAAGAACCTTTATTCGCCAGTAGATACTCCGCCAGTTCATCCAGCCTGTCGGTGTGACCTTATCCCAGTGTATGAGGAGAGCAAGATGAACGGCGAGGAATATCACAAGGCTTTCGAGAAGGTTGCCAACGAGACGAAAGTTCTAGAAAGTTCTAGAAGTAACGGACTAAAACGATGATATTGTACTGTCCTTCGTGTAACGCTATCGTCGGGAAGACGGACGAAACGCTCCCTCAGGGTGCGAAAATAGAGAAGGAATGTCCTCGTTGCGGAAAGAAATGTGCCTTTCATGTTCAATACAAGGCAGTAAGAGACAGAAACGCACCGTATTCGACAGAATAGCGGTTCGTGTGGTATAATGCGGTCACAATAAGAAGACAAGGATCACGAATGCCTGGGGAATTACGATTCCGCCTCGGGCTTTTTTTTGAAAAGTACTATGGAAAAAATCAAGGGCTATCTCGAAAAGAAAGAAGGGGAAATAATCGGTATCGCTTCGACGGCTTCCCGTGATCGGGACGGAGAGAGTATCTCCCAGGAAGGTTGGGACTTGGAGTCTTTCAAGCGGAACCCTGTCCTGCTCGTTGGACATAACTACTCCGAGTATCCAGTCGGGAAGGCGACCGACATCTCCGTTCAGGACGGAGAACTTGTCTTCAAGGCGGTGTTTTCCGAGGCGACACAGAAAGCCAAGGAGGCGTATCAGCTCGTGAAGGAAGGTATCCTTTCGGCGTTCTCCGTCGGTTTCATTCCGAGGGAATTCGACCGAGCAGACCCGTCGATAATAACGAAAGCGGAATTGCTCGAAATCAGCCTCGTTCCAGTTCCTGCGAATCCAGAGGCGGTTGTCCTTGCGAAATCGTTTTCCGAAAAGAACGAGATTGCTCAGTACATCGTCAAGAACTTCCTAGACGAGAAGAAGCCGTCGGCAGACCCTGACATCAAAAAAGTGAAAGAAGCCGAAAAGGAAGAAGCAGAAGCGAGGGAGGAACTTGAAAAAGAAATCACCGCTGGGGTCGCCGATAATAAGAGCGACGAAGCCAGAGAAGAAGGTGATACGGCGAGCGAGATAGACTTGAAGTTGCTCCAACAGACCGTTGGACATCTTCAAGTGCTATGTCGTGACCTGAAAAGGAAAGGAGGTGAAAAGATATGAACGAAAAAGATATGTCTCTCGAAGAGAAGGCGAAAGCCATGGCTGAGGTGGTCAAGTCCGAACTCGGACTCGAATCGCTGAAGTCAGACATCCTCGCTTCAATGGATGAGAAGTTCGCTTCCCGTGAGGCGAAGTCCGTCATGAAGGTTTTCGTCGGAGAGGACAGCGAAAAGGCTGTTTCCGAACTGACGAGCGACGAGCGTGTTAAGGCTTTCGGTCATGCTTTGTTCACTGGTAACTCGGTGGCTCTCAAAGCTCTCTCGGAAGGTACTCCTGCCGACGGAGGATATACCGTTCCCCAGGATTTCTATTCCCGTCTCGTCATGGAAGTGACTGAGAAGGCGCAGATGAGATCCATGGTTACGGTTGTCCCGATGAAGACGAACGTCCTTACTATCCCCGTTGGGGAGCATGGGCCCGACGTTTTCTGGACGGCGGAAGGTGCGACGAAGACCACGACGACTATGGACTTCCGTCAGCCGACGATTACCGCCTACAAAATGGCGTCAATCATCTACCTCACCGACGAACTCATCGAAGATTCGGCTTTCGACCTCGTGAACGTCCTGATTTCTCGGTTCGCCGAGCGGATTGCCACGGAAGAAGACAAGGTTATCATCAACGGTGCTGGCACGACCCAGCCTGTCGGTATCTTCGTCAATGCCTCCGTTGCTTCCCGTTCCTGTTCTGGGAATCTCGACTTCGACGATATCATCGACCTCATTTACGACCTTCCCGTCAAGTATCGCTCTGGTGCCAAGTTCCTCGTGAACTCGGAGAACGTGCGAGAACTGCGGAAGCTCAAGGATGAGCAGGGGCGTTACCTCTGGCAAGACCCCGTGTCTGCTGGACAGCCTGCGACGATTCAGGGTTACCCTGTCGTTGAGACTTACTGGGCGCCTGTCGGACAGATTGCTTTCGGAGACTTCAAGACCGCTTACTGGCTTGGAGATCGCAAGCGGATGACTGTCAAGATATCGAACGACACCGAGACGACGTTTACGCAGGACAAGACGGCTATCCGTATTGTCGAGCGAATTGGTGGCGATGTTATCGTCCCGAACGCCGTGAGGAAACTCATTGCGATTCCGTAGTCTGTATTCCTTGCTCCTCATCTTCGGGGGGCAGGATAATACAAGCAACGATTATGAAGATTACAATAATAAAATCATTCGCTCACGGGGAACTGAGGGCGAAGAAGGGTGAGGTGATAGAGGTCGGCAATAACCTCGGACACGGGCTTGTCGAGAAAGGACTCGCCGTCAAGGCAGTCGAGAAGCCGAAGAGGAACAAGATGATGACAAGAAAGAAGCTCATCGTGAAATAATATGCTCGCCACGCTCGAAGAAACAAAACTGTTCCTCGGGATAACCGACTCGTCGAGGGACTCCCTCCTCGAAATGCTGATTGGTATTGCCACGGACTACATCGAGGGCGAGACTGGAAGGACTTTCGCCTCGACTGAATATACGAACGAGGAATATGACGGGACAGGAATGAATCAGATATCGCTGAGAAATTATCCCGTGATTTCGTTTTCGAAGTTGGAGATAAACAACACGGCGAACAACACTGACTCGTGGAGCGAGATTTCGGATACGGATTACTGGGTGGACAATCAGTCGGGGATTATAACGAAGACAAGTGCGTTCCTCGAATTCGATACCAGAAGCGACTCGGATGAAAGCCTCTCGGATACTATTTTCCACCGAGGGAAGAACCGATACAGGGCTACCTTTACGGCAGGATATTCAGTGATCCCGAACGACATCAAGTTCGCCTGTATGAGCATGACTGGAAACTTGCTTTTCTCCTCGAACGGGAAGGGAATCAAATCAGAGACG